TTTGTGCTCCATTACTTGTACCAGTAACATGCATGTGCAGTTCTGATGAAGGACTATCAGTTCCAATTCCAACATTTCCACCAAAAGGATTTAAAGCTATATTTTTTGCGGTTGCACTTGTTTCCCCGTCTGTTGCTTGTAGAGAACTAAAATTTGCACTTCCACCAAAATTTAAGAATGAACCACTTGCTCTATTTTTTATTGATAAAGAATAGTGGTCGCTAAATTCATTCAAGTTTGCAGGTTCATTTCCCGTATTTCTATCTAGTAAAAATCCTTTATTATCCGTACTAACTACATGAAAAGTATGTGAAGGACTAGTCGTTCCAATTCCAACGTTGCCTGAAGTGTCTATTCTAAGTCTTTCTGTGCCACCAGTCGCAAATGCCA